CTTTTTAAGTTTTGCTTCTTTTGCTGTGATAGCATGTCCTAGCAAGGTTCCTGCTGTTGCTAAGATATGTCCACTATAACGTGCTTCTACATTCATACCCAGATCGATTAGGTCTTGAAACTTTTCTTTTGCTAACGCACTTAATTCATCAAGTTCTTGGTCACTGGTATCTAGGTCATTAACAAATGGTAGTGCTTCATCAATTTTATCAATTGCTTGATCCACTTGTTTAATGATGTTACTATTTTCTTCAATTGTTTGTTTTACTTCTTTATTTTGCTCATCAGTACTTTCAGCTTCTGTGTGGGCTGTATCATCCTCTGTTTGAGGCAAATTAAAAAGTTCTTCTAATTTCTTTGTCATAGTAAATTATTTACCGTTTAGTATTCTTAAAGATGTCATATTCGGTTACTACTCTAAATCGCATTCCATTGGCTTTTGCCCAACTGTCTGCCGCGGCCCATTTGGCCATATTAATTGCTACACTTAATTTATCTTTATAGCTCTTAGCTGATTCCATTGTGGTTTCTGTACTAGGTTTAATTTCAATTAATTCTGTGTGTTTTTTAGTATTTTTATCCTCGTATACTACTAAAAAATCAGGAACGTATATTGTATTTTTTCCCGACACTGGATTGAAGTATGGTATTTTAATACTTTCACTAGTCCAATTTATTACAGCAGGATTATTGTCACAAAATTGACAAAAGGTAAATTCCCAAGAACTTCTGTATGTAGGTGCTCTTTTTCCTATATACTTTTCAGGATTTTTAATTGTATATTTTCCCTGAGCGTACTTAGCCATAGTTTATGCTAATATAGATCTTGTGATATATTTACTGACATCAGGGGTATTATTAATACCTAATAAACTTGTGTTTACTCTGTTTTGATTTAATAACACAGCCAGATATGGTGTAATTTCATCTTGTTCTTCAATATAAGACACATGATAAAAATTGTAAGAATATTGCCCATTGCCTACACTAATACTTTCGGCTCTGTAGTTACTAATAGATTTAATATCAATTGCTTGATCTAAATAACTTTTAACAATAATTTCGTCTGGATTTTCAACATCAGTTGGTATATTATATGTTACACCTGTATCGCCAGATAAAACTGATTGACTTTCTTGCAACTGTACATTACCAATTGAGTCAACTACATCATTGTTGGCTACAGGAAATTGAATATCATCTTCTAAATAGACTATTTCTGTTTCAACATACTCTGCATCGAGTAATTGTTGTCCAGCTAAAATTGGTTGTGTTTGTATAGTAATTGTATTTGCGTCAAACGTTTGCCCTAAAAATTCTGTTTGTACGTCCAAGGGTTGATTAATTGAAACCGGAATATAATAAGATTGATAAAAAACATTCTTTCCTGGAACATAAAATATTTGCCCTACTGGATGTGTATTTTTGTTTGCTAGAATTTCATCATAACTAGCATACGTACTATTAATCATTGACTCATCTATAGGTGTTTTTTGTTCTATTTTTCTTCCTGCTTTGAGTGTTCTAAATTCGTCAACTAAAGACATTGGTTCGAGGCCTTGACTTAACGCTGTTTGTATAACTGTAGTGGCCAAATATTTTCCTGTATCAGCGTCACCGGTAACTGATTGAAAATACCCAATGATAGCATCATTAATATTAGGACTCGTGCTAAATCGTTCATCAAAATAATTATTAAAATATTCTGTTGTTGAATTAATGTCCGACTTTGGCGGTAAGTTTCCGTTTGTTGCCATAATCTACCTTTAGAGTTTAATCATTCCTTGGTTACTTGAAGGAATCTGTGCTGTTTGAGAATTAATATTATTAGATCTACCTCCTACACCTGGTATAGCGTTGACTGCTTTAGAAATACCATTATTAATATCACCAGCAGTAGGAACAAATACTGGACTTAATGGATTCTTACCTCTTGCTATATCTTTACCTAATTGCGATAATTCACCTTTAGCAACTGACTTAAGATCAGCATCTTTAAAATTGTTGAATGTTCTAAATCCGCCTAGGGCCGCACCAACATAATTGCCATTTTGTAAATTAGTAATACTATCGCCAATACCATCTACTAAGCCACCTGGACCTAATATACTTGTTGTTCCTCCACCTAGCGAACTTAAAGGACTAGCACTGTGATCATAATGTATATCAGCAAATCCTAGTACAGTTCCATTATTTACAGGACCTGTAGCATAGTGTACTGCTTCGTAAGCCACAGTCATTCTATGTTCCATCGGAACATACTCGCCAGAAGCATGTTGACCATGTTGAAAACTAGTAATAGTTGGTCTTAATAATGAGTAAGAGCTAAATGATTTTTGATGTAAACTATAAATCCTGATAGCATTAATATAACTTGGTGTACCTGTGTTGCTTAGTGGTGTATAACCCCAATTTTGTTCCTGACGCTTTTTATATTTGTGTTCTTGGTTATAAATTGTTTCTTGATGATCACTATCTCTGTAGTAATGCGAATAGTACCCATACCAGAAGTTACGAACAACATCAGCACTGTCATCATGAAATGTTATGTCTACAGGATCATAATTAATTTTTTCTTGGGAAACGTTTTTTCTATTGTAAGCATTATATGTTTTACTTGAAATAGAATATTTAGGCAAGTCAACTTGCTTAGCCATCATACCAATTTCAATTTGACTATTAGTATCTACAGCGGCTACTTGTGGATTTAAATCCATAAACACATGATACGTGGTACCAACTTTAGGACTTAGTCGATATAGACCATCAACAAATGTCCGTGAGGCATGTTGCCAATCATGTATTTCATCACCGGTTCCTACTTGGTTAAGAAACTGATTAAAAATTCCACCTAAGAATGCCATAAATTAATTCCGATTATTTATAGTATTTATCCATAAAAAAAGGCCCAGATTTTAAAGGGCCTTTTTAAAGATTAATTAACTTAATTAACCGGTAATTGTAGTACCTAATGTTCTGCCTACGATTGATCCAATTCCAGTTTCTGCTGGTGTTTGGATAGCATTATCGTATCTGATTGTTAATGCTACTGTCATTGGTTCGTTTGTAGCATAGTTCGCATCAGCGTAGTCAGTGTTTGATAAGTAACAACCATACATTTCAAATGTTTCTAAAACTACTGGTTCATTAGCACCGTTACCACCGTCTAATACTTCAAATTTGGTAATAAATTTATAATCAATGCCTGATGAAGCACTTGACTGTTCCATAAAGTCAAACTGTTTCTGTAACTGTTCGCCAACACGTTTAGAAACTTCGCCGCCAGCATCATCACGTAGAGTAGTTACTACAGGTTCCCAAGTTGGTTTACCTGCTAAGTACACTTTACTGTTATAAATTGGAATTATCATTTCTTCAAAACTTAGTTTTGGTCTTGAAAAATCCATAACTTGTTTTGTTAGTTCAGTAGTAGGTTGGCTAACGCCAAAGTTTTCAAAAGTAACGCGGAAGCGATACTTGAGTTTTGGCATCAACAAGCCTTGACTTGTTGCACTTTGGTTCGTACTTAATGGTACTGTAAATTTACTTAATGATGATGTTGCCATCTTTGCCTTCCTTTTTTAAATACTTTATAGTATTTACCGAAATTTAATTAACTTAATGGGAGAATTGCTCCTCCCATTAAATACGTATATTATGTTATTGTTAAATCAGCGCCTGTGTTGACAATTCTTACTGGAATGTATACAAACTCAATTGCTTTAACTGGTTTAATAGCAATATCAACATACAATTCATTTCGATCTATACGATCTGGTGTGTTGTTTGTTGTATCACATACTACCAAGTAATCATATAAGCCACGTTTAGCAACAATATCATTTAATACTGATTCAAACCCTGCTTTAACTTGGTTTCTAGTAATTGTATCATTTGGTTCAAATATAAATGGTCTTGCTACTTTATCTAATACCAATCTTAGATACGCAACTAATCTAGCAACATTAACTCTATCCATTGCTGATGTTTGGCTTGCTCTAGTTTTTTGACCATACGCAACTAAACCAACACCTGGAAGAACTGTTAGTGGGTTAACTCTATCTGCGTAAAGTATGTCACGTAAGCCTTCAGTAACACCAATACTCTTAAATAAGTTGTTGTCAGCTGTGTCAATGTAACCAATACTTGAAGCATTGTCAATTAATCCACGTCTCACACCTGCCGGAGCAAACCATGGGTAACTTACATTGTCTGAACGTATCATTGTTCTTAACATCATATGTGATGATGGAACAACTACAGTTTCTCCACCTAAGTCTGTTGCGGCTCCAGCTGGATAGTAAATACCTAGATATTCACTTGTACTTACAAGGCCATCTCT